AAGTCATTAAACTTACCTGCTGATTCAACCATGTGACGTTTAAATTTCACGCGGTCTTCAACAAGAGCTTGTTTCTCTTCGGCGAACTCTTTGAGTTCAGCGGCGAGACTTTCAGTAACCATTTTGTCTAGAGCTTCAACCATTACTTGTTTGTCATGTGTATAGCGTTGTGCAAACTCTTCGCGCAATTCAGAGCGAACAGCTTCACGTGCTTCATTAATTTGTGATTCCCAAGCTTCGCTGATAGCTTGCTTAGTATCTTCATTAATGATGCCGCTTTCCAACAATGGTTTGATAGCGTCTAACATTGTGATCTCCTATTTAATTTTCAAATCTTTGATCAAGCGAGTAACTTGCTCTTTCAAATATTTTTGTACCTTTTGATCTGCGCTGGCTTCTTTTGCCATCTCGAATACCTTACTGCCACCGCGCATATTCATCAACCCCTCGTAGATAGCTGTTGGATATGCATTTGGTGCGCTTGGTTGCGCAACTACATCTACAGTAACTATTTCAAAGTCACTGACTTTGCCGTCTCCCTCGCTCACGTTGCCGCTACCACGAGACGAAACACCAAGTTTTACTCCTGATTCCAACATGGTCTGAACTAACTGACCCATTGGAGTAGGAAGAATCTTTAATTTGCCAAAACCATTAGGACCATCCATCCACATATCAGTAATCATATGTGACACGCGATCTAAATTGATTTTCAAATCATCAGGGTGATCTACTTCGCCTAAGACGCTGTAGCCACCCTTGATTTGTTCATTTAGTGTGCTAACGGCTCTTTCAATCTCAGTTACTGGGTATACACGTTCATTGTGGTTTTTAACGCCACCTTGAATGAAAATACCTTTCATGTAAAGATTCTTACCTTTGCCGTCAGCTGAAGATTCTGTTAGAACCTCCATTCTAGCTGCGTCAAAAGTTAAGTTCTCTTTAAGATAAAATGCCATTGCTATGGTTTCCTAATAATTAACGTGGTGTTGTTTTGATAACAGGTGTTTTGCCAATTGGGCGACTACCGTCGTTACCAGCTAGTTTACCTTCACCAGCGCCTTTCTTTTCAGCACCGTGACCGCCATCTCCGCCACCATCCCAAACTTTCTTGCTGCCTGGTACGTTTTTAAATTGACCGCTGTGTGGCATTTTTGTTTCGCCTTTCTTGTAAGCGTTTGCAGCACCTTCTTTAGCTGGTGTGTTGCCATCTGGATTAGCATTAGCTTTACCAGTAGCGATATTCTTAGCTGAACCACCCATGTCGTTCTTAGATGCTACAGGGTCTTTAGTTTGGATAGGTGATTTGAAGCTTTTACCTGTACCAACTGTTTTACCTTCTTTACCATCTAATTCACCTGAGTAAGGTGTACCAACGTTTTCAACGTATTCACGAACGATAGATTCTTCTAAATCTTCTTCGTCGTCTTCTTCGTCATCTTCTTCGTCGTCTTCAGCTGACTCGTACATCATGTCTTCTTCGCCGCCAAAATTTGGATCGTCAACACCATCATGATGTTCTGGTTCATGTTGTTCATCAGCCATTAGTGCATCAAATTCTGCTTTAAGTTCGTCAAGTGCTGACTCTAGGTCAACCACGCGATCTTCTAATTCAGCTTCACCAGCTTCTTCGTGACCTTCGTCGTGATCAAAAGCACCATCTTCGTCTTCTTCAGAATCTTCTTCGTCACCAAACTCTTCTTCTTCTTCTGAAATGCCTTCTTCGTCCATTTGAACGTCGTTAACCATTTCTTCAACTTCGTTGCCACCCATTACTTCGTCTAGGTCTTCTTCTTCAACTAGACTTTCATAGATATCACGTGATTTTTCTACAACGATCTTGTGGAAAAGTTCACGAGCTTTGTCTGTTTCATCGTTAATGATGAATTCGACTAATTGTTCGTATTTGTTGCTCATTTAAGAACTCCTTAAAAATTAATATTAAATCCGGACTAATACTTGAGAGTAAATGTATTATGTTAATATATTTACTTTTTATTACAGAAAAGGGGGTTAAATGCTAGTTTTTTGAATCGTTTTGGAGGATAACTATGCTACTGACGCTTCAGCTGGAGGGGCTTTGTACTGTTTTTGTACGCCTGTGATCTTTTGTTCGTGTTCTAACTTACGTACATCATTCATAATACGTAGGCGATTAATCTGCTTTAGAGTCAGCTTGGTTTTACGTAGATCTTTGAGTTTTATCTCAGTATGATCTTCTTTTTCGCTGCGATAGCCCTGCGGCATTTGGTCAAAGACTTCTAGTAGGTTCATGTTATTATTTACCAAAAACCTACAAACCTAATCCACCAGCGGGAGCACCACCACCGCCAGCTGGTGCGCTACCTGGAGCACCTGCTTCTTCTGGGCCTCCTGGCACTGCGCCAGCCGGCAGTTGTCCTTCAGGATTTGGCGTTAGAGTTTCTAAATCCTGTTGAATACCTGCATTACTTACGCCAACGCTACGTAGACCAGCATCAGGAGCAGTAGTATCTTCTACTACACCGTTTTCCTGAGCCCATAGCTCATCGTTGCGTGTCATTTCTTCTTCGCTTAGATCTAGGTAACGTTCTAGTAGGAAACGTTTGCTCAAATACCCAATACCTTCTAGGCTCGTGAATGTAGCAATACGTGTTTGATCAAGCTCAGCTTGACGATATTTGGCAAAGTTTTGTGGTTCATTGAAACGTAGTTCAAATAAGCTGTTGTCAATGTTTACACCTCTCCAGCGCATGAACATTTTAAATTCCATGTCTAGTTTTTCAACAATCAAACGTTGTAGGCGCATACAGTATTGGTTAAAACGCCATTCTTGAATAAGTGCTGTGGTTGTTTTACCGTCACTGAATGTGCGTTCACTTTCGTCAATACCGTTTGGCAAGTAGCTTGAGGGAATACGTAGACCACGGAACATCTTGTTAGTAAAATAACGCAAGTCTGTAATTTCACCAAGGTTTTGTCCACCTGGGAATACTTCTACTGTTGATCCACGACCATCTGCTGTAGTTGGGAAAAAGTAGTCTTCGTTAGTTGATAATGGATTGTAGGTAGCATCCATCATGTTTTGTCCACCTTCTGTTTGCGTAGGAATACGACGTTGGTGGATTTCATTTTTGATACGATCAACATAGGCCATAGCCATGTGTGTTGGCATGTTACCTACGTCAATCTTAAAGATTCTGCGTTCTGGAGCACGTTGTATACGATAGATAATAATAGCATCTTCTAGTAGTTCTTTTTGTTTAAAGATCTTAAAGATACTTTCTAATACACTGTTACCAAATGGCCAGTTTAAGTCCAAACCTTCTGTTAGGCTTAGGTGTACTACGTGTTCTGCATCAATAACAGCTTCATTTTTAGCGTGACTAAAACGACTGCCGCCACTGTAGGGTGTTTGTGGTTGTACATAACTACCACTTGGTCCACCTACCTGCGGGTGATTAACAAAGGTATCACTACTGCTCAATGCTGTGGCTGTTAGGTTTTGAAAATTGATGTTTAGGTCTTTGATAACATATTGCTCTGGCTTTTTGCCTTCTGCTTCGTTAACAATAACCTTGGTCACTTTGAACATTTCTGTCCAAAATAACTTAAATGTTTCTGGGTCACGCAAGAATACCTGATCACCGTATTTGATAGTATTACGCACTAGTTTGAATAGGCGTTTGTTAAGATCGTTTAAACTAACCCATTGTTGTAATTGGTCTTTAAGTATCTTAACTTCGTTGTCTGTTGGATCTTCTTTAAAGAATAAATCAAAACCTGTGCCGTTTTCAATATTAGGTTGCGTCATGAACTCAGCAAGGATATCTAGTGCCGCGTTTACTTCACTGTCCATGTCCATTTGTTCGTATTGATTGTAGCGTTCTGTACGATTTGGGTGTCCAATGTAAACTTCTGGTAGTTGGCTAGCATAGTTGCTATAACGTGGATCTGGTAGATTACCACCGCTACCAATTGGACTCATTAATCCCGCAGAATTTGAGTTTGCTGTTTTGAAATATTTTTTCCAGGCCATATTATGCTCTCTTTAAAGATACAGTATTTATCGCCTTAACTAGCTAGTTGAACTAATTGTGATGAGTAGCCAGCGGTGGTTCTAGCATGTCGCACTAATTCATCCATGCTGTGTTTGGTCATTTCGTGACCTTTTTTCAGTTCATGCAGCATGTCTGACATCATCTTAGGATCAATTCCGCCCATTGTGTTTTGTTTAACTTCTACTGGAATATTTTTACCGTCTGGTAGTGGTACCACTGCTTCTGTGCCGTGTAATTGAGCCGCATAACCGCTTACAGGACCATCTGCAATGCCCCCGTCGGCTTTTTTGACTACTGGGTCATTCCACCCAGACATCATCATTGATGCGCCTTGCTCTGCGGCAATACCGCCAGCAACTCCGCCAACACCAGTCCATGATGTTGCAATACCACCAACTACACCTGCAATAGCTAATCCAGCACCTTCTGCTATTTTTGTCCAGTCTCGTCCTGTTTCGCCTGGATTACCTATGCCTGCTTTGGCTAGAGTTTTCTTAACTCCGTCAAGTATTTGATTGGCTACACTAGCAAAACTCTTAATTGCGGGAGTTAATTCTTTTTGTAATGCCATCTTCAAATCTTGTGCAGATTTTTCTGCGCCCATTACCTCTTCTTGTAGGCCACCGTGTGCCGCTGATAGTTTGTCTGCATCTGATAGTGCTTTGTCTCTATTCTTGGTATTCATTTTAAATGAATCTTGTTGCTGTTGATCATAGGCCTGTGACACATCTGCTAGGTCACCAGTAGCAATAGTAGCACGGCTAATAGCTGCGCCCATTTCGCTAGTGCCAGCTTGGAATGAATCATTGAGTTTAGCAGTACCGTCAGTTAAAG